ACAATTAAAACCTGTACGGAAAACAGGAACGGAAACGGACATGCTGTCATGCCGTTTTATGATTATCCGGTAGTGGCTTTAAATAGCCTTACCATTGATGGCAGGTCAATCAGTCCTTACGTTCAGGGAAGCGGATCAATCGGTTATTTGTTCGACATTAAAACGCTCTATCTGAAAAACGGTGTTTTTGAAAAAGGCATCCAGAATATCGCCATTAATTACGATGCCGGATATCAAACTATTCCTTACGAAATTGAGCAGGTAACGATTGACCTTATCGCCCTGAAATACAAACAGCGCGAGCGCATAGGATTATTAAGCGTCCACATGGGAACGGAAACGACAACCTATTCGCGGACGGATTTAACCGATGATGCGAAAAAACTTTTACAGCAATATCAGAGGGTAGCGCCGATATGATCACCGCCGTAATTATAGGAGATCGTCAGTACATTGCCAAGTTGCAGAATTTTGCGCCTCGGTTGCGTGATCAGATTCTTAATTCCACGCGGCGGCTTGAGTTTATGATGGTAGCCAAAGTGAAAGGCAAGTTATCCGGGGAGGTCCTGAAAAACAGGACGAACCATTTACGGGGAAGCATTCATGGAGAGGTTCGCGATTTGGGCGATAAGATTGAAGGGATTACAGGGACGAATGTTGTTTATGCTCGTATTCATGAATACGGCGGCACAATTAATCATCCGGGCGGCACAGCTTATTTCTTTAATGGTTCAAGATGTGTGTTTGCCAGAAATGACAGTTTGTTTGCGCAAATAATGAAACGAACAAAAGCCCATAAAATTCCCATTCCTGAACGCTCATTCTTAAGATCATCGTTAAGGGAAATGCGGCCTACAATCATTAATGAATATGAAAAGGCAGTAAGCAAGGCGGCTCAAAATGGATCGTGAAAGCATATATGCGGCTCTTTTCGCAAAGGTCAAAGGCGCGACTAATTTTACGCTTGCGGAGCGCAAACTTTATCCTATGGCGAATATATCCATTGATCAAATGCCGGCTGTTCTTCAGTTGGAGTTTGAAGAGACCGTAGAAAAGAAAAAAGGGCATCCGGCGAAATACACCATGAACCCGAAACTCTGGCTATATGCCACTGTTGCCAATTCGGGCGGTTATGCAAGTGTGGCGCTCAATGGATTGCTTGACGCAATTACAAACGCCTTGGCGCCTGGCGCTGACGAAATTCAAGACTTGGGGTTGCCCGACCTTGTGAATGATTGCCGCATTGAAGGAAAAATAGAAATTTACGAAGGTGATTTAGGTATGACCTGTGAAGCAATCGTACCAATAACAATAATAGCAACATCAATTAACTAACAAACCGATAAGGAGGAATTTAATATGCAGACAGTTTTTGGTTCAGGTACTCTTTGGACGATACCGAAATATACGTTGGCGGGGGCATCTGTAGCAGTCCCCACGCCGGTAAAATTTGGCGCAATTCAGGATGTGTCTATAGACATTTCCTTCGACAAAAAAGAACTTTACGGGCAGTACGCTTTCCCTATTGAAGTTGCCAGAGGTAAAGGCAAAATAGACTGTAAATCGAAATGCGCGGCGTTGGATGCCAATGTGTTCAATATGGCTTTCGGCGAAACCATGAATACGGGCGAAATACGCGGCGTTTACAATGAGGCGGGTACGATTCCGGCATCAAGTACATATACGATTACCGTTGCACAGGCAGGAACCTTTGTCACGGATTTGGGCGTTGTCTATGCGTCCAATGGACAGTCCTTGACCCGCGTTGCTTCGATTGTGACGACCGGCGGTATTGCGGCATTTTCCATTTATGCGGGCGGTTCGGGATATCACCTCGGCGATGTTTTGACTGTGGCCAATGGCGCAAACGCTGAACTTCTTGTCACTGCTATTGATGCCAATGGTGCTGTTACGGGAGCCGAAATAGACATGGCGGGAACCGGTTGCAGTATTGCCAGTCAGGTTGAAACGACTGTATCGCCCAGTGGTGGTACGGGATGCAAGATCAATATTCTCGGCATTGGAGCCTACGGTCAGTATTCAGTGACAAACGGCGTTTATACGTTCAATTCTGCCGATGAGGGCGTTGCCGTTCTGATTAGCTATACCTACACATACGCCGCCGCGCCCGGTGAAAATTTTATCATCAATAATCAGCTTATGGGGCTCGCGCCTTATTTCGCCATTGTCTTCAACGTGTCTCATTTGGGGAAAACTTTCAATCTTCAACTCTTCCAGAACGTGAGTACCAAGCTGACCATGGCAACAAAACTCGATGATTTCATGATCCCTGAGTTTGATTTTTCGTCAATGGCGAACAGCGCGAACCAGATCGGATCGATGTCGATCGCAAACATTTAAGAAAGGTAAATTATGTTTGACGGCGTAAAAAAAACAATAGGCGACAAGGAATATATTATTCCTGCCTTATCGCTAAAGCAGGTGCAGGACCTTAAAGACACCATTACCCATTTAAGACTGGATGATTATTCTGGCATGGCTAAGATTATACACGCGGCCATGTCCAGAAATTATCCTCAAATAACACTGAAAGAAGTCACAGAGATTCTTGATATGAATAACATTCTCGATATTACCGAAGCTGTGTGTAATTTTTCAGGTCTAAAAAAAAAGATGATGGAAATGGCGGGGAATGGCCTGACTGGGGTTTAATTTACGCCCACCTCATGACGATAACCGGCTGGTCATGGGAATATATTGACGAGTATATGACTATTCCCCGCCTTGAAAAGATGACGGAGTATTGGTCAGAAAATCCACCGGTGCATGTCATGCTTTCGATTTTGGCAAGCGGTTTAGGAATAAAACGGGCAGACGTAAAGACCAAAGGAAAAGGTGACAGCTGGATTGCTAGAGGTCTGACAGTCCAGCAGGCTATCGAAGAGGCAAGTAAAACGCAACCGATGCCGAAGGGTATTGAAATTTTCGCCTCTGAATTATCAGAAATGGGTATCGGCTTCGGGATGCCTGAAGGAACGTAAGTAAGGCGTATGAAGTATGGCAGATAATTCTATCGATGTAAAATTTGGAGCTCAGATTACCGGAGTGGTTGACGGCTCGCAGGCCGCGGCTAATGCTGTTGAGCAGTCCGTAATCCGAATGAAAGAATCTATTGCCGGATTAAATGAGCAGGTCGCCAGCATTGGCAAGGCTTTTAATATGCTCGGCCAGGCTGTAATGGTCGGCATGGCCGCTGAAAAGATTTATGGTCTGGCCGAAAAGACAGCCGAATACGCTCACAATATGGAACTGGCCTCTCAAAAGACCGGCATGAGCGTTCAATCGCTTCAAGGTTGGGCTTTCGCCGCTTCATTTGCCGGTGGTAGTGCTGAAACCTTAACAACCGGTATGCGTAAATTCTCGCAGGAAATTGTTCACGCCAAAGAAGGGGACGAAAAGGCTATTGGCGCCTTCCAAAAACTTGGCATTTCCATGAAAGACCTTTCCAATTTAAACACGGAAGAACTCTTAATGAGGATTGCGGATGCTTTCAAAGAGCATGCAGACGGCGCGAATAAAAGCGCGGAGGCCGTGGCGCTCTTCGGCCGGTCCGGATTAAACCTTATTCCTATTTTAAACATGGGAAGTGACGGCGTTAAGGAAATGATGAAAACCGCCAAAGATTTGGGCGTTATTATGTCCGATGATGACGTTAAGGCGGCTGCAAAATTTGAACAGCAGGAAAAGTTACTGACGGCCACTACTGACGGCCTTAAAAGAAAAATCGGCATGGAGCTCATTCCTGTTTTAGCCGGCCTTGCTGAATATTTTCAGGATATGGTCACCGGCAGTAAAGAAATGGGGGTGGGTTTTCAAGTTCTTCTTGGCCCGATACAGGCCGTTATTTCACTGTTTGAAGGCTTAAAGTTTGTTGTTCAGGAAGTCTTCACGCTCATCATAGGTTTTGTTAAGGGATCTGTTAATTTGTTCGGCGGGTTAGGTTCGGCGGTGAACAAACTGGTACATAGGGATTTTTCCGGCGCCAGCGCAGCCATGAAGGGAATTAGCGCCGATATTAACCGTGATCTTAACGCAATGGGCGATCAAATGGTTTCCAACGCTCAAAAGACCTCTGATAAACTCGCTCAAATATGGATGGGATCCCAAAAGAAAATGAAGCTGCCCAGCCTCGAAAAGGGCGGCGAAAATGAACCTGATATACCCATCATACCAAAAGGCGCTGAAGGAAAACTGGAAGAGTGGAAAGCTGAACTTGAGTCAAAGCAAATGCAGATTATCAATGGGGAGCGTGTCTTTAACGAAATGGCCGTAACTGAACAACAGGCATTTTGGGAAAGAAAATTGTCATTGATAAAGGGCAATGGCGACAAGGAAAAGAAGCTCCGCGAACAGGTTTTAAACGAAATTTACAATGCCGTAAAAAGAGAGCAATCCGAAGAACTTGCCGCCGCTAATGAAAAATACAGTACAGACATGGCGCTTGCTCAAAAGGCAACAGAGGATAAAAAAGCAGAACTTGACAGGCAATATTCCCTTGGCAATATTTCAGCTACTCAGAGATTACATCAGGAACTTCAACTCGAAGCTGATTTAAAATCTCAGGAAATGGAATATTTTGAGGCATGGAAAGCTATTGAAGAAAAGAAGCCTGGCACCGCTCAAAAAATTGCCGATGAACTGAAAAAGATTAATGAAAAATATCTGGCCGCAGTTTTAAAAGATACCCAAAAGACGGATGTTGATATTCAAAAGTCATGGCAGAACGTGCTTAAACCAATGTCTAATGCTTTTGACCAGTCTTTAACTGATATGCTGATGCATACAAAGACGTTTCAGCAGGCTTTAAATACTATTTGGAAAGCACTCTTAAACACATTCATAAAAATAATGGTCACGGACCCGCTCAATGAATTCGTTGGCTACCTAGCTGAGAAATTCCAAAAAACTCAACTATACGGAGCAATGGAAGCCGCTTGGGATAAGGTATGGGCCGGTTTAAAAGTCGCGTTAGGTCTAGCAACAAATAATCAGCTTACGACAATTAAGGCGGCAGCTTCAGCAGAAAGCAAAGCCATAGAAATACCAAATGCGATATCCGAAATCACCATAAATGCCAGTACCGCGGCGGCGGGCGCGGCTTCCTCTCAGGCAAGCATCCCGTATGTCGGCCCTGCTTTGGCTGCTGCTGCTGCTGCGGAAATGCTCGCAATGGTCATGAGTTTTGCCAGTGGAATTTCGGCGGCAGGCGGTTATGATATTCCGTCCGGCGTTAATCCGGTTGCTCAATTACATCAACAGGAAATGGTATTGCCGAAGGACTTGGCAAACAGAGTGCGCGGCATGACAGGCGGAGGCGGTGGAAATACCTATATTCAGGCTCTTGACGCCGGTTCTTTCTTTGACAGGAAAGGCGCGACAATAATCAAGAGTATGAAAAAACAGTTACGCAACTCTCATGTGAGGTTCTAATGAGCAATCTCGTATTTCCTCAACTTGCCGGGCTTATGTGGGATCAAAAAAAGATTCCTATATTTAATACTGTTACTCAAAGAGTCGTGAGCCTTAAAGAGTCCCGCATTTCCCTGTCTCAATATCCGATTTACGAATATGAACTGTCTTATGAAGTCTTGAGGGATGATACGGCTAATAATGAACTTAAAACCCTCATGGGCTTTTATTTGTCGCGCCAGGGAGCGTTTGATTCATTTCTCTATATTGACCCATCGGATTGCATTGTCACCGCCCAACAGGTCGGGACAGGTGACGGAAACAATAAAGTATTCCAACTTTACCGGACATACGGCGGCTGGATTGACATTATAACAGACATTCAGCCTCGCGGCACAACCTTGCCCGTTCTCGAAGTATATCTGCAAGGCGTAGTTCAAAATCATAGCTCTTATTCTGTTAATAATTATCTGAGTGGTGTTTTGACGTTTGTCAATGCGCCGGCTCCGGGCGTGGCCGTAACAGTTGATTTTTCGTATTATCGGCGCGTCAGATTTGTTGAATATCAAGAGGGCGATAGTGATTGTTTTTCTCAATTTATGTACAATCTTTGGGAACTAAAAAAAGTCACACTTATACAAGATAAATTATGAAAACAGCAACATCGGGCTTAAAAAGTTTTTTAGCGCAATACAATCAGGCTGCAATCGCTGAAGTCTATACGATCACTTTGGCCGATGGGACGGTCTTATATTATACGACAGCCGATCAGGATATTGTTTACAATGGATATACCTTTATTTCGTCCGGTTTTCTTATGAGGCGCGGCGCAATAACAGAAAAATGCGGGACGGATGTTTCTGAAATGAAATTAAACATCTACCCGACAACATTGACTATAGGCAGTCTTGGCTTTGTCGCCGCTTGCCATAATGGGATTTTTGACTATGCCGAAGTAAAACTTGAACGCCTTTATTTTGATTATTTCGGCGGGACGTACAAGGGAAGTATAACGAAATTTGACGGTCTGATTGTTAATGAAATTATCATGGAACGCGATCACGCGGAAATCACTGTTAGCAGTTATTCTTATCTTTTGGGTTTGAATTGGCCGATTAATCTTTACGAGTCAACTTGTATCTGGCAATTATATAGTTCACCCTGTGGATTGAGCAAGGCTTCTTTCACGTCTAGCGGCGCGGTTGCCACTTATGCCGGAAACTCCCTTATGTCTTTCTATACAAATCTATCACAGGCAGATGATTATTTTGACGGCGGAGTTATCTATTTTACCAGCGGCGCGAATACCGGCGAAACCCGGACCATAAATCAACATTATAATGCGGATGGATTAATCAGTTTAATTATTGCGCTGCCGAATATCCCGGCAAGCGGCGATACATTCACAATTTACCCGGGATGTGATCATCAGAGGTCAACCTGCAAAAACAAATTCAATAATTTTGATGCGAATGGATATATCAGATTCAGGGGATTCCCTTTCATCCCTTCGCCGGAGACAGCAACATGATCGATATAGAGAAAAAAGATTTGCAGCAGAAAATAATAGAGGAAGTAAAAAGTTGGCTTCATACGAAATGGCACCACGAAGCCCATGTCAAAGGCGTTGGCGTGGACTGCGGTTTCTTGCTCATAGAAACGTATGCCAACTGCGGCCTGATCCCTCATTTAAGACCGCCTCATTATCCGCCTGATTTTATGATGCACCGGAGCGAAGAATGGTTCATGCAGACAATTCAGGCGCATGCTTTTGAAGTTACGGAGCCTCAACCGGGCGATGCTATTCTTTACAAACATGGCCGTATTTTCTCTCACGGCGGCATCGTGACTAACTGGCCCGTTATTATCCATGCGTCAGTGCCGGACAGATGCGTTTGTTATGGCAATGCAGAATTGATGCCATTGTCGAAAAGAGTTTATAAGTTATTCAGGCATAATATTTTTAAGGATGAGTAAATGAGTTTCGGCGGAAACAGTATATCAACAGAGACACCTACCCCTTACGGGTCAATAAGGATTCAGACCTCTACGCAAGGCGTTTGCATTCCTGTTATATTGGGCACTCAAAGGATTACGGGAAATCTTATTTGGGCCGGTGATTTTCAGGCTCAGGCTGTTTCATCTGGCGGAGGCGGCAAAGGCGGTGGTGGCAAAGGCGGCGTTTCGTCTTATGAATATTATTCGTCTTATCAGATGGGTATTTGCGAAGGGCCGATAGTAGGCATAGGGCAGGTATGGAATGGCAAAGCTGTTTTATCCGCGCCGTCTTCGGATATGGTTATTAGCCTTGGCGCTTATCCTCAATTACCGTGGGGATATTTAATAACGAACCATCTTTCACAGGCTCTTGCTTATCCAGGGATTGCTTATTGCGCTATCCCAAACGCTGATTTAGGGTCATCAAATACCTTGCCGCAGACTAGTTTTGAAGTTCAGGGATTAAACAGATTATCCGGAACGCAAGCGAGTAAAGCCGTATATACGATAGCTGAAGATAATACCGTGACCGTGAGCCCCTATGAAATCTATGTCGCTGATATCGGGGTCACTTATCAGGCGACAGGAATTTCTTTAACGAAAGTTGGCAGCAATCCATCCACGGGTCAATATTCCATTGGAACCGGAACGAATGCCGGGATTTATTATTTCAATTCCGGCGATCAAGGCAATAACGTCATCATTCAATGCCAACTTGATATGCAGGACGCTAACCCGGCAACGATAATTACGCAAATGATCACCAACGTCCATTTTGGGATCTATGCGAATTTCCCTCTCGATGTTACCGATTATGCAAATTGGTGTTTGGCTGCGAACCTTCTTTTAAGCGTGGCGGCTACTGCCCAACAGAGCCTTTCTTCCTATATCGATTCTATTTTAGAGGAATCTTTCTCAACCTGTATTCCGCATGACGGGAAAACGCTTCAATTTAAGACTTATGGCGATACGGCAATGACCGCAAACGGCGCGACATGGACACCGGACTTAACGCCTCTTTATGATTTGATGGATGATGATTTTGTCGCCGATACCGGACAACTCCCTATTACCGTTACGCGAAAGTCATCTGCAGACAGCTATAATGATTACCGTACTCAATTTACAGACAGGGCGAATTCTTATAATACCGGGATTGCCGGGTGGATGGATCAGGGGAATATCGATCTTTACATGCGCCGGCCGGATGACACAAGGCAGTATCAGGATATTTGCCAGATGGGAATTGCTCAAAAAGTTATTCAGTTGAACGGCCAGAAAAATCTTTATGCTAAAAATAGATATGAATTCACTCTAAAATATAATTACGACCTCTTAGAGTGCATGGATATTATCACACTGACAGATTCAGGACTTGGCTTAAATAAGTTCCCTGTAAGGATTATCGAAATTGAAGAGGATGAAAGTTTTAACCGGAAAATAACAGCCGAAGAATTTCCCGAAGGACTGGGGAACGTT